GCGATATCGACCCGTAAGTGAAGTATACCCTTCATCAGTGCCAAATAGAGCCTTCGCTCTAATGAAAGGTAGAGACTTCACCGAAAACTGACTAGCGGAGAACAAAGTTGAATTTAGCGTAAAGACGCTGCAGTCAACTAAGGTCTTACCGCGAGACAGTTTCAGACCGGCGTGAGATACTGAGTTCATCCATCGTTCAGCCACAGATGGCTTCGAACGAAAGACAATATCATCACCATTTATCTTGACAGGTATTTTCTTGTCCATCGTTGCAAAACGAAAGGCAAGATAGTTAACCACACATAACAATGGAAAACTCAATTGACTACCCATCATCTGACCGGTCCTCACCTCCTCAATCCTCTCGCTACCGTCCTTTCTCTTCAAAGATAACTTCATCGACAGTGTTTGCATGGCCTCCTGACGTAGAACGTTAGGGACATGCTCGCACTGTTGAAGGATAAGTCTCAAAATTTCCTTCTGAACATTTTGATTCAAACAATCAGTAGCACTCTCATAGTCGCCACTGACAAATACCTCACCAGGTACCCGTTTGAAATCTTTGAAAGATCGAGCCTTGGCATCTCCTCGGAGAAGCCAAGATTGCTTCGAAATATGGTTATACATAGTTTTATGCAATGGAGACAGTAACTGTGTTCTAGCTGATGTCACAGACAACAATCTAACCTTACCAGCAGTGGGTACTGCTGATAGGCGAGCTGGAACATTAGGAACTGCCCAAGAATTGTCCATTTTCCCACGAAGAAAGTCGCAGAACTCACTGCGAGCTTCATCATGGTAGATAGACAACCAATGCATTCGACAACCACCTTTCGATCTCGAACGTTCTGAACAAGCTGAGGTTGAAGCAACCGCAAGCTCAGTTTGTCTAGAATAGCCCTTGTCCCATCCCTTACGGAATAGAAAAGGGACTTCTTTCTGAACATATTCGATGAACAGAGGATCAGGTTCCGGTGAGGGAACTGAGACTCTGTCCATGAATTCCTCCAGATCTGGAGCGTTCGAGGGAAGAATCTTCCTAAATAGGAAAAGGGACATCCAAATCGAGAAGCGCGAGCGCTTTCCCAATTTTTGTAGATGAACATCCCAAAGATGGGCCTTGCGTTCCAAAGGAGCACTACAAAACTCCTTAAAACGCAACATTCGCTCAGGCGGAGGAACCGGAAACAATGGTAAAGGTAAAGAGACACCAAAACATCTCTCTAACGAAACCTTCATCACCCGGAACTTCTTCCTAAACGAGCAATCCACCGACCAAAACGCAGGCGTTTCACTTGATCGGACCATTTAACTTGTACGAGAGTACCAGTGAGTTCAAGGCTT